GTTTTATTAGCTGCATCGCTTGCTCAAACGTTAAATACATATCTTATTTTTAAAAAAAAACCGCCTGAACTTCAAAACAGGCGGCCCAAACTAAAGACCAATGAGTACAACAAAGAAAAAATAAGATAAATATTTTATTTTTGCAACTTAAAACGGCAAATCAGTATCAAATTCTGTTTGTGGTATAACTTCAACTTCTACTGTTTGCGCTTTTTGACCTGTATTTATTTTTCTGCAATACGAAGCGATAATATCAGTATAGTATTTGCCCTCGTGTTCCCGGTATTCTATTTTACCTTCAATAAAAAGCATATCGCCTTTTTCAAGTTTAATGTTATTCCAATAGCTGACTTGATGCCATTGGGTTTTTTCCTGCCATTCGCCGTTTTTGTCTTTGCTACTTTCAGATGTTGCAAAGCTAAATTTTGTTAGCGTTTTTTCGCCAAATGTTTTTTGCTCAGGTTCTTTTCCGACCCGACCGATTAGTGTAACGCGGTTTACCATCGTATTTTTTTTTATTTGTTAAAGAATGATTATTAGCTTTTAATTTTCCCTTTGACCAGATATTAAAGTCATCAAAGAAAAATGTTTTTACATCACCTAATTTATAATATTGATTTTCACGTGTGCAGATAGCTTTATAATTACCCATCGGTAAGTGCTGTATTATTAGCCATTCATCGCCCTCTGTTTTATCGTGAAAAAATCGGTACATCATAAACCCAAAGGTCATATTTTTCAATGACACTAATAAGTATTTCAGCATATTTTTTTTCGGTTGCATATCCACATTTTTTTAGACCGTGCGCCCATGCTTTATAATTTAATCTGCTTAGCTTTGTCAGGTGCCTGTAATGTTTAGATGTTAGCAGCTTTGAATGATCACGATATGACCACCATGCGGATTTATACACTTGAAATTTATCGCGCGGTGTATCGTCTTTATAAATAGCATATTTGCCCCTACCGCGATACTTTACGCCAAAGTGATTATTATGTTTAACGGCTAAACTTGAACGGCCTGCATTGGATTCTATAATGCCCTGTGCTAATGTAATACTTACAGGTATGTTATAAAGTTTCGCTTCTTGCTTTGCAGTCTTTAAAAAGCGGTTTATATAACGTTCAATGTGGTTTTGTTTTGGCTGCTTTTTTAGTGCCGGGAACGTTGCAGAAGTGAATAGTACTACTGCCAAAATTAAAATTGCTGTTTTCATGTGTGTTTAAGTTAAAATGTTTACTAATGCTGCGCCTGTTGCATAGCCTACACCATAGCATAGCGCAAGTTTTAAGCGGTCAAGGTTGTTTTTAGCTTCGATTTGATAGGCAAGGAAGGGCAAGCCTAAAAACGGTCCTATAAACGCCCAAAAAACCATCGGCAAAAGCTGCCTATCTGAAACAGCTGAAATATAAAACGTGCTTGCTATCTCGATGATGACAGCAGCTACGAATAGAATTAAATATTTCATTTTAAAAGTTGCTCGTTTAGCTGTTTGATTACGTCTTTGAATGCAAATGGAAAACAAGTATATTCCCAAAGATAGAAATCACATTGCTCGTCTGTCCATTCAGACCTAAAATGTTTTACCCAATCTATGAAAGGCATTTTGTTTGCCATGTCGATAGTTAGTTCTGTCATGGTGTGTATGTCTTAAAGTTAAAAAATGCTGTCTTTCCAGCTGTCAGGTTAGTTTTTGTTTAGCGGCCTGCCTATTCTGGAACTACCAAAACCAAGTATCATTTGTATTCAATAGTTACATTATACCCTAAATGCTCAAGTATTTGCCTAACAATGCTTTCAGTATCTGTATTATGACATTCAAGTTCAACGCCGTTAACATTTGTTATTGTGCCAAAATCATGACAGCACCCATCCCCGCAGGTGCTGTCATAATCTTCTAATGTGATGTTAAGGTTTTTTGTAGGTTTCATTGTAGTAGGTTTCACCTGATATTAACTTATGGCTGCCATCCTCTTGAAGTTTGGCAATCAAGCCGTGAGCCTCTATTATCTGCTGCTTTTCCATTTCGATGGCTGCTTTGACAAACTCAGGTAAGCATCTAATTGAATGTATTTTGTCTGAATATACTATTTCAATCTTGCCAGTTTCAATTTGTTGAACTAACCATTCTACTGCTGTCTGTTTCATTTCATTTCTTTTTATCAATTAACAAAATTAAACCAATACCAAAGCATAAACCGCCAATAAAACAAAATACTAACATAAGATAAAGTTTTTCAAGTGTTAAAGCCATTGTTAAACCAGCTAATAAACCAGCGCAGGCGCTAATAATTATATTTTTCATATAGAAGGTCATCAAGTTGGTTATGAATTTGGTTGTCAATATAAGCATCGTAATCTGATTCATCTTGACTTCTTAAACATTCTTGCAAAAGTTCTTCAACTTCATCATAAGTCATATTAAGCATTATTGCAAGTTCATCAGTTGTGTATTCAGTATCATCTATTGTAGTGCTTAGAATCTCAAAAAAAGCATCTTCATCGGGTTCAAGTGGTACGCCGTATCTGTCGCGAGATCCGCGGCAATATTCGTTATATTCGCCTGTAATAATTAAAATTTTGTCGTTTGGCATTAAATAATCTGTTGTCGTTTTCATTTTTAGAAGTTTTTTAAGTTAATAATTTCATTTAATACGTCAAAATAATACTGCACTACCTCAGTAGTTTTTTCATCTGTCAAATCGTGTACTAATAAATCTGATACAACGCAGTCGCCTAATTCATCAGCAACCATTAAACAAATGTTTATAGTATGTAGCTTTTCTACATCGTTCATTTGTTGCCAGCGACCAAAGCTATAACGTTCTATTAGTTCGGTTGCTTTATCCTTTGGTGTCATTCTGAAGTTAATAATCTGTTTGTTAATGTCTGAATCTGTTCTATTTCTTCGTACGTAATTTCATAAATTTCGATAATTGATTTTATATCTTGCAAATCATTATCGGCTAATGCTATGTAAAGATTTAAAAGCATTGCTGAAATTTGTTCTGATGTGTAGGCTTGAATGATTAAGCGGTGGTAGATTTTAAATATTTTCATGTATTGTTAAATATCTATCGGTTAACCAAATGCCTATTTTATCTTCAAGTCTGTACATGTACTGATAAGAATCAGTAAACTTAATATCAATAATTTTAGATGTGTACGGCTTTGTCATTCTGTCATCATAGGTAACTATATCGCCTATGTTAAACTTGCTGGTAAATGTGATAATTCTTTTCATTGTGTGAAGTTTTTTAAAGTTCAATTAAAAATGTTTTACCGGGTTCAAACAAATGTTCAAAACCTTTTTTATCCATGTCTGTATAAACACCGCATTCAAATGTACTGCCTAATCCGTTGCAGCAAATCATGCTGCCGTAAATCATTCCAGAATCTGCACTCACTTCAATGTGAGTTTCTTGTAAGTTTTTAGATTCTTCTATAACCCAATACTCAGCTAATAGCGCTGCTTTTAAATCATTAATAGTTTTCATTGTGTGAAGTTTTTTGTTGTTAAAGTATGTTTATTATAATATTTTATATCCGTGTTCAGTATGTATTAGTTGTATTTTTTCAATTGTATTATTATATTTTGCAATTACACCTTCATTATTAAAATTTTCTTCAATAAATTTACCTTGAAAAATAAAAGCTATACCATTTGAGTTTTTTACATAATTAGAATATTTTTCAGCTATTTTTCTTGATTGAAAATATAATGATTCTTCATCATTTAATTCAAAACAACAAATACCTTTTAATTCTGTGTTATTAAAACCATTGTAAGATATTTCATTTTGCGTTGGTTCAATTTCTGTAAATCTTAAATATGTGTTCATAATCTGAAGTTTTTTTGTTGTTATTTAATCAAATCCTGACACGAAGATACAACCCTTTTTTATATTTCAAACTATTTTTATAAAAATTTTTATAAATTTTTTAAATTTATTGAAACGCAGCGCCCCGACATACCTGCAGCAAAACGCGTATTACTTCGGCGTGATGCGCCTTTAAGCCTTAAAAGAATAGTATTCCATGATATTTGCCAAGGTGTACCGCTTAAAACTTTTTTTACATAAACAGATGTATTTAGTATCAATAAGTCGTCACCAATTACGCGAATACCTAAACGCATTAAACGTTCGTTTGCTTCTGCCTGCGATGGCTTAACTGATGGCTGATAATTAAATGCGCATTCTACTAATTCTCCTATCGTTTTATTGCCTACATAGTTTTCAGCTTCTATTCGTATTTCTTGACTTAAAATCTGTTGCAAACATCTTTGTTCATCTGTTAGGTCTTCTTTGTCTTCTTCATATTTGCGCATTTCTAAAATTGCGTTTGCTTCTTCTAATGCTATTTCGGCCGTTACCGGGTCATCGTGCAGCGTATGCCACCAACCGCCCATAAGCGCACCAAACTGATCACCTACTGCCCTATCTTCAGTTAATAACGATACTGCGTTTGTGAATAGCTTTATGCTTTTTTGTATGTTATCTGCTAAGTTTAGCATTCTCGCCTGAAAACGTGGCCCGAAGTCATCTGTAATAACTTTATTTTTTAGCTTTTCAAGTTCGTTAAATTGTTTCGGGTCGGGTAACTTCTTTAGTTCCAAAACACAAAAACGCCGCTTATCTGAATCATTAACAAGTTGCGGGTTTATGCTTACAAATAAAAAACAGCTTCTTACAAAATAATCAATTGCTTTGCCATCTTTGCCGCCCTTAGCTATTGCAGGTGATTTCTCACTACTTGCGGCCCTTGCTAATCCTATTATTTCCTGCATCCGTTGTGCTGCGCGTTCATCGTTGCCTTCACCTTCATCAATTGTTACAGGTAACGCATCACTATTTAATTTTTGCCTCACTGCTGGTTCGGTTGCCGCTGTGCCTTGAACACTAACGGCAATGTTACCTATAACTTCATTTATAATATTTTCTAAAACCCATGATTTGCCGTTTCCCCTTGGGCCTGTTATCCAAACGTGAGGCCGCCATTTTAATATACCTGAAATTGGCGCCAATGCTAACCAACCTGATAATAGTATAGCATCGGCCTTTGTTTGCCAATTCAATTTATTTAACATCTTAGGTATCATACCCGCCTCAGTAGGCAACAGCGCGGATTCAATTGGCATATCAATTGCCTTATTATAAACATAGCTGTATTTAGTATCTAAGCCGCCTAAATTGTAGCGCTTTTTATCCTGTATAAGCTGTTGCCCGGCATGAAATACAACGCCGTTTTTTTCCTGCCATGCACCGCGACCGCGTATGTTTTCAGTATTATAAAAACCTATTGCATTACAGAAATTTATAAGATAATCTGCCGCCGTGGTAACTTCGTAATTACTATTGTCGCGGTTCGGAAAACTTGTTACCCAAAATTCTAACGGCGCTATGCTCAATAAATTAGCCTTGTTTATTGTTACAGCTTTATACTTTACAATGGACATTGTTGAACGAATGTAGAAATAGTAAAGCATTTGACCATCTTCAGTTCCCCAGCCTAACGGCCGAAAATAGCCACCTATAAAACCTTTTTTATCGGTTTCAGGTGCTGATGCTGCTGGCCGTTCTGCTTTAGGTTTCTTTGTACTCTGTTTGGGTTTTTGTTCCCAATCAATTGGTTTTTGTTGTTTCATTGTCTTACTATTTGTTTGCCAACGTTAAACTTTTTGATATTTTGCATTAGATCACGTACGGTATCAAAAACATCGTCAGTATCAGCGATAATTGAATTTATCATATTTATGCCTACTTTTATAAGTTCGCGCTGAACATGCTTTTGAATTAGTATTCGTGCGTGGTATTCTAAATTTGCAGAACTTGCTACCCGGTTTGTTAATTCAGCTAAATATGCAGGGCCACCGCAACGGTATTTTAATTTTTCAGCTACGGTAATAATATCTACTACTTCAACCGATTGGCAAAGTTCAAAAATAAGTTTGTGATTATCAAAATAAAAGTGTTCAGGGCTTAAAAAATTAACTTTATCGCGGGCGTTATTATCTACTAATATGGCACCTAAAATAACCTGTTCTAAGTCTTTTGAATGTGGGAAGGTAATTTGTTTTTCAAAAAAACTTTGCTCTTTTTCTTCAAGTGCTATAATGATATTTTGCAGCGTTAAAAGTTGCCGTTCTTTAAGTTGTCTATAATTTTGGCGCTTAGTATCGTCTTTAATATAAGCATCCATTTTTAATGCTTCATCTTTTAATTCTGATAGTAGGTTATCCGCTTCTGTTTTCATATCTCATCCGCTTTAAAGTCTTCATCTACCCAGCGCAAAATATCACCGATGCCGCCCGATTTTCTGACTTGTTTAATAAAATTGATTTGTTCTTTTGTAGCTTTTCCGCTAAGGTTTTTAACTTCGAGGGCTGTAAATATAGCAATTTTTTTACCTACCATATCTTTAGTTATAATTTTTTCAGTCCATCCGATTAAATCAGAACTACCAACGCATAAGCCAAATGTTATTTGTCGCGGTTCAGTTATAATAGGGCGGCTGTTTATTACCGCCCGTTTGCCCTGAAATGCTGTGCCCGTATTATTTCGAAATAAAATGCCGTGTTTGCTATGACGTGCTTGAAGGGCCTTGTATAAGTCTTGTTCTTTCATGTTATCTATCTACTATTACTATTGAATTAGGATATTGTTTTAATGCGTTTATGTAATTTTCAACAAACGGCACAAAATGAACATAAGTGCCCCAACCATTTGGCGAATCAAACTTACTAAAATAATCAGGTCTATTTTTTAGCAAATCTAAACCTTGTTCGATTATTTCTATTATATCACTTGCAAAAATAGTTACTGAATCTTCAAATGACATTTGTATTTTGTAATCTTCGTTATGTACATAATCTTTATGCAGTTGATATGGTCGCCATAATGCTTTGTAAATGCCAGCTTGTTCAGCCATTTCACAAAGATTGTGTGTTATGTTAGCACCATAAAGTTCTTCTTTTTCTTCATGAAAATTAACCATGTCATAGCTAACATATTTTATTCTGTATAATCCAACATCTAAACTCATAATGATTTTTTTGATTTAGGTGAACAGCCAAGCCAAAAACTAAATGAAAACTGTTTAAGTCTATATCCTTTAATTTTATACTTTGCCATTGTTTCGTTAAAAATATCTTGCATTACTTTGTCTTCACATTCGTAATTCATAAACTTAATATCTTTTTGGCCGTGTTCGTTAAGTTCGGCATTAGCTACAAGTTCATCGAAATCTGCGGGCGGTTCGCTAACAGCATAAACCCGCCTAAAAATTTCTAAAAGTATTTCGTAATCAGTTAATTTTTTTCGAGGCATTGTTCAAATTTTTTAAGGTAATTTAATGTTTCTTCGTTTTGATAGCCATTCGGGCCACCGTTCCACATTCGCGCTAATTCGCCATAATTAGGATATTTGCCGTACTTTTGCGCGTACACATGGCAATTGATACCCATAGCCGCCCAAAATACGCGCTCAGCTTTAACTGAATCAAACATGTCTTTGTGCTGGTAATTTAGCAAGTCTTTAAGGCCAGACCCGGTAACACAAACATCATGAATCTGATATCTGCCAAAAGCGCGACCGCTATCACCTATTAAGCTATCTGTATTTTTGGACTCAATTTGTCCAATTGCTCTAATAAAATCTGAATCAGTATCGCATGTGTCGCGCGTTATGTAAATGGTTTTTACGATAACTTTGGGTTCGGGTTTACTGCCAGCGTAAATAACAGCAGCTATAAGTGCTGTAAATAAAATTATGTCTTTAAGCATTAGAATAGTTTTTGTTGTGATTAAAAAAAAGATAATTGAGTATTATCGTAATTAGTTTTATGGTTTGACCAAATAGCTTCAGTTGTTTTGTGTTTAGAACCATTCATATCAATAACTGGTTTAAATTCTAACCAATCAGCTTTTGTATTTTCGCAAACTATTGATTGCCCATTTCTTAGTTTACACCAATCTGCTAATTTTTCAAAATTTATGTTTTTATTATTATGCTTATATCTATCTCCGCCATACTGATAAGGTGGGTCAATAAACCAAGTTGCTTCTATGTTTTCAATTTCATCATAGCTGCCAAGTTTTATTTCCCAATGTTTTATTTTATGTAAATTATCAATAATATGTTTTTTTGTTTTTTCAACATTCATTCCATCAAATGTACCAGCTTTTTTTTGTGGTAATGCTGCACCTTGACCTGCTATAAATCCTAATAAAGAAATTTCTTCTTGTATTAAGCCATCAGTATTAAAATATTCTCCTCTATTGAAATTTGGTAAATTTAAAATATCTTTTTTTGTAGCTTGTTGCAAATATTTCCATAAATTAACAATTACATCGTATTTATCTACAAGCAAAACATCGTTCTGCCAATATTTTAAACTATACCTTGCACTTCCAGCAAAAGGTTCTATTATTTTATTATGCTTTGGTGGTGGATAATAATCTATTATTTTTGATTTACTGCCATAATAACTAAACATATATTCATTTTCTTTTAGTTTTATAAAATTCGTTCCATTTTCGCAATACAGCAGCTTTCAAATCATCGCGGTTTATAGCGTTCAAACCGTGTTTATTGTTTATGTATTCAATCGAACCTTTGTCTTTTAAAACCCGGCTTTCAAATAAAAAATAAACCCATTTATCTTTATGTCCGCGCTGAATTTTTAACTGCCATAAGTCTTCAAGTGTTCGGCTTTTGGCCTGCTCAGTACGTTTTACTTTCAATAGTTCATCAAGTGTAGTTTCATCTTTTACTGCAACGCCTGCAACCTGTTCAATTTCGCTAACCTTTACAGGTTCAACAAAACCACAATAAGGACATGCAGCGTGTATTTTTTCGTAAGTTCTAAAGCATTCTGTACAATCTGTATATTCAGTTTGTAATGTATCAGTATCTCGTTTTTTCTTTTGTACGCCTTCTAATGTCCATTCTCGCGTCATTAGTGGATGTCCGTGTAATTTTTGGTTTCCAACGTGATCTAAAATCAAACATCTGTCTTTACCTTGCATAGGTCTTAAACCGCGGCCAACTATCTGTAAATATAAACTAAGTGACATAGTGCGTCTAAGCATGCCTACAACGCTAACAGCTGGTATATCTGTGCCTTCACTTATAAGGTCGCAAAACGTTAATATCTGAATATCGCGATTCGCGAATTGCGATATAATTTCTTTAACTTCGTTTTCGTGAAAGTTTCCATTTATAGAAACCGCTTTAAAACCAGCTTCATTGAATGCCGCTGCAACGTTATCAGCATGCTTAATATTTACGCAGCTATAAATAGCAGGTTCACCCGGTGCCAAACGTTTGTATTCTTCAACTGCATTGCCTGTAATCGCTGGTTTATCCATTTCTTTAAATAGGTCATCAGCTTTATATTCGCCGTTTTTATCCTTTTTAATCTTTGTAAAATCCGCCAATGGTTTGAAATTGTAATATTCAGGCATCACCAAATTACCCATTTGCACTAATTCAGCGGGTAACGGCCCTAAAACTAAATCAGAAAAAACATCGCCTAATCCTTGACCATCGCCGCGCCATGGTGTAGCAGTAACGCCCAAAACATAAACAGAATCTTTGTAGAAATCTAAAATATCCTTCCATGTGCCAGCGTTTGAATGATGCGCTTCATCAATAATTAGCAGGTCAGGTTGCGGTACTTCATTAAGCCTATTTTTTAAACTTTGAACGCTGCAAACTTGCGCTGGTAAATAATACTGTTTTGGCCTGTTACCCGCTATAAAACCGTGTCTTAATCCGTATCTTTTGCAACGTTCCGAAATCTGATTGACAAGGTTCTTTTTATGCACTAAGAAATAAACGCGTTTACCTTTACTAACTGCTTCCATTGCCATAAAAATGAACGTTTCAGTTTTACCGCCGCCCGTTGGTAGTACGAATAGAACTTTTTTATTCCCCTGTCGGTAACTCTCTCTTATGTCGCTTACGCTTTTGGATTGATATTGCCGTAGCTGTATTGTGTTCATTTTCGATTTGGTTTAAAGCATTCATAAGTTTAAAATAGATAGTCAATGTTTGAGGTTCTACCTTTGACCAGTATTCAACCGTTTGCCGTCCAACATCGGCACGCCTGCAAAGTTCAGAAATACTGATGCCTAAAATGTCGCATCTAATAGATATTTGTTCAAATGTTTTCATAAAATTTTTTATTTTTTCGTTCAATTGTGTTGCAAAGTTAAAAACCTTTTTTAATTTTGTGCTATTATTTAATAAAATATTTTTAAAATTTATGACAAACCAAGAGTATCACCGTAAAACTGAGTACATCAGTAAATCACTTTTAGACTTAGTACATAAGTCACCCGCGCATTATAAAGCCTATATAGAAGGTGAAAAACAGGCGCCAACTTCAGCCATGAACTTAGGTAGTTTAGTTCATAGCGTTGTATTTAATCAGGATAATTACGCCGTTATGCCAGAATGCGACCGCCGCACTAAAGAAGGTAAATTGATTTATGAATCTTTTATTGCTGAATCCGAAGGCAAAGAATTATTTGTATCGCTTAAAGATTACGAATTAGCCCTAAACATTAGAAACGCTGTTTTAGCACATCCGAAGGCTGCGATACTTTTAGAACAGGGCCAAGCAGAAATACCTGTATTCAGTAAAATTGCAGAACTTGACGCTAAATGCAAAGTTGATTTTTTAAACACTAAGTATAACGTTTGCATTGACCTTAAAACAACAACTAATTCAGCACCCGGTGAATTTGCTAAATCTGTTTGGAATTATCGCTATCACGTGCAAGCGGCGTTTTATATGGACCTAACAAAGGCCGAACGCTTTATATTTATAGCTGTTGAAAAAGAAGCACCATTTAACGTAGAACTTTATGAACTTGACCCCGAAGCAATTGAACGCGGCCGCCAAGAATATTTAGCCGATATCGAAACGCTAAAAAAATGCCTTGAAACAAATAATTTTCACGGATATACAACTGATAACAAAATACATATTCTTTCATTGCCTACATGGGCTAAATAACTTCAAACCATGACACAACTAACAAAACTTCCAACACTTCAGGACCTATTAGTAGAAAATGAAGACAGCCTTAAACAAAATGCGCTAACTGTATTGCTTAATCAAGATCCACCCGCAAAGTGGTTAGTTCAGCACCCAATGATTCGCGATTACCGATATATTCCTATTGAAAAAATAGAATACTTACTAACGCGTATCTTTGGAAATTTTAACGTTGAAATTCGTTCAACACAGATAGTTGCTAATAGCGTTGTAGTAACTGTAAGACTGCATGTAATAAACCCTATTTCAGGCCAACCAATGTGGCAAGACGGCATAGGCGCTGCAGCAATTCAAACTGACAAAGGTGCAGGCGCAACCGATTGGAACGCCGTTAAAACCGATGGTGTTCAAAAAGCCGCACCAGCTGCCGAAACTTACGCCGTTAAAGATGCTGCCGAAAAGTTTGGTAAAATATTTGGCCGCGATGTTAGCCGTAAAGGCAGTATGAATTATACTGATTTGCTTAAAAAATCAGCTTTTAATGATGAATTAGAAAAATAAAAGTGTTATATTTGTGTATTGATTCGGCACTACAATGAATCATAAAAGATATTTAAAGCCCTGAATGATATAGGTAGTAGTGCCCCTATTGATTTCGGGGCTTAGTTTTTTAAAAAATATGTTATGTTGACTTATAAGCAAATAATGTTAAATGGATATAAACCATATTTACAATTTAAAGATTTGTTTGGAAATCCAATGACAAATAATTTTAAAAAAGCAGATTATTTTAAAAAAACAATAAAAATTAAATTTGGAGATTTACCAGATAATATTCAAGAATTTTATTATGAAACTTATGATTTTCATGATAAAGAACAAGAAATAAATATTGAATTTAAATTATTAAAAGAAGATAATGAATGGATTTTATATTGTTCAGAAATTGCAGAATATTATGATTATAAAATTGATAATATAGATGACCTTAAAAAAAAGGAAAAAGAACATTTAAGTATGTTTAAAAAAAAATATCAATTTGATGATTATTCATTTATCTACATTATAAAATGTATTTATGGAATAAAAATCGGAGTTTCTAATAATCCTTTTAACAGAATATCACAAATAAAAACTTCAAGCCCTTTTAATATTGATTTATTGCATATTTTATTTATTGATAAAAAACATGTTTATAAAATAGAAAAAGGTTTACATAAGCATTTTAAAGATAAAAAAATTAGTGGTGAGTGGTTTAACCTAAATGAAATTGATTTAAAAATTATTTATTTAAGTTATGTTTTGTTTCTTCCATTATATTCATTAGATTTTATAAAAAATGGTGATTTAAGTATTAAAGAATCAGATTTATCAATTTTTGATTTTTATTTTACTGATTATTCTTAGTAATAAATAAAAATAAATTTGCAACTTTCAAATATTACTTTTACTTTTGCCATTACGGCAGCCTACTGCTAAAAACGTTCTTTCTACTTGTTAACACCATGTTACGCCAATTGTAACGCATAAAACGCTGATAATCATAGCTTGTTACGCTGTTACACTTGTTACACCATTTCAACACGTATATGCGTGTATTTTTTATGTTTATTCTCACATATATGTAGAATATAGTGTAACATACGTAACAGTGTAACATGTACTATATATCAATTACTTATGTGTTACACTTAATGTAACAAGTGTTAACAATAATAATAAATAATAATAATAATATAAATAATAATACTAATAATAATATAGATAATAGCCTATAAAGCATTTAAAAGCTGTTTTAAGGCATTTTTATATTAAAGTGGTGTGTAGATATCAAAAGTTATTTAAAGTTGCTTAAAACGAAAATATGAAAGATACAGGTAGGCCTATGAAATTCAAATCACCTGAAGAATTACAAAAGAAAATAGAATCTTACTTTGATTGGTGCGATTCACGAACACGCATTAAGCATCTTGTGACTAAAGATGGTGTTCAAGAAGTAGTTGAAAGTTTTCCCCGACCTTATACGGTTGAAGGCTTAGCTGTTTATTTAGATACATGCCGCGATACTTTGATAAATTATTCAAACAAGGAAGCCTTTTTCGACATTATTAAACGCGCAAAGCAGAAAATACTGGCTAACAAGGTTGAAGGCGGATTAGATAGAACTTATGATATGGGTGTTGCTAAGTTTATGTTGATCAATAATTACGGCTTTAAGGATAAGCACGAAACAACCGAGGATGACAAAAACATTAACATAAACATTCAGTATCCACCTGAAGCTAAGTAGTGCCGCGCAATATTGACATACAGCTTTATAAGCCACATACCGGGCAAAAACGAATATTAGATAATAAGCGAAGGTTTAACTGTATAGTTTGCGCACGTAGGTTTGGCAAAACTGAATTGATAACATCGGTTGCATTGCCCTTAATATCACCCGCTGTGTTTGAAGGTAAGTTCGTTGGTATCTTTGTCGATGACTTTAAAGATTTTGCGCAAAGCTGGAATAAGATAGTTGATACTTATAAGACTATTTCAGAAGGCGGAATTATAAAGCACAAAGACGAAACATCTAAAATAATGCAGTTTCTCAACGGCGGCGTTTTAGAAGTGTGGTCCATTGGCGATGAAGGGCGAAAGGATAAAGGGCGCGGGCGTAAGTATCACCGCGTTATCTATGAAGAAACACAAAAGATACCGAGCCACATATTAGAATATCACTGGAAAACTGTAAGCCGCCCTACCTTGACTGATTACAAAGGTGAGGCGTTTTTCATTGGTACAGCAGCGGGTAAAGATAACTATTGGTATGAACTATGCCGCAACGGTGCTAAGGCTGGCAACGTAGAAAAGAATTGTTATAATGATATAGATTTGCCACAAAGCGAAAACGGCAGCGACAGCTGGATAACGTTTAGAATGGAAACAACAGATAACCCATCTATTGACCCTGATGAAGTAGCCGATGCCAGCCGCGACCTTGATCGCCTAACGTTTGAACAAGAATACAAATCTGTTTTTGTTGACTATTCGGGTGAAGCATGGGTTTACGTGCTAAAGGACAAAAGCATTCAACAAAAAGTATTTCAGCCTTCAAAAAAAATAAACTGGGAAACGGAACAGATTTACGTTTCGTTTGACTTTAATAAAATACCAATGACCGCCGCCGTTATGCGCAAAACTACATTAGCGCCTGATGTATCGGCACGTTCACGTTATCGTTACGGTATACACATCGTTAAAGAATTTAAGATAGGTAGTGAAGAACGCGGCGAGGCTTCAATATATGATACATGCCAAGCGTTTCGCGAATGGGTATTTGCAGAAACAAATAAGAAAATAGGTCGTTGGTCTGATACTGCTATTTATCCCTGTACTATTCCGCTACTGATTACAGGTGATGCATCAGGTGATCGTTCCGATGGTAGGCAGCGCGTTTCTAAAACATATTACGAAATAATACAAGAAGAACTGCAGTTACCCGCGCGGTTCTTTGTAGTGCCTAAGGCTAATCCCCTGCATGCTGAAAGTTACGTTCAAACAAACACTATTATTAGCATGTGCCCAGACTTTCAGATTTATGAAGATAAATGCCCGGGTTTACGTATGGATTGTTTGCGCATCAAATCTGATAACAGCAGGCGCATAATTAAAGGCAAAGGTGAAGAAAGGCAGGCCGACTTACTTGATAATCTTAGATACTTACTTAACACGTTTTGTCAAGATATAAAACTATAATCCTATGATTTACCGCCCCAAAATTAAAGTACATTCTAATGAAGAAGTAGAATATTGGAAAAACATAATAAATGAAAAGCGCCGACAAAACAAAAGTTTGCAGCGCTGGTTAGTTGTTTCAGATGTTCACAGACCGTTTCATAATCAGATACTATGGCAAAAGCTATTAAGGCTTATATCTGAACTTGGCGCGAACTTACATGGAATTGTTTTAGCTGGCGATTATTTAGATTTATACACCTTAGGTTCTTATAACGCTGAATCATTGGCTAACTTATCGGGCCTAACATTGCAAGATGAATATATAGATGGCTTGCAAGGTATTGACGATATTAACAGCGCGTTCAAAGGTGCTAAGAAGTATTTTTTATTTGGCAACCATGAAGACCGATACTTCAGGCACATCAAAGAAAAGGATAATGCAAAGTATGGCGGCGCGCTAATAAATCCTACTGAAGCCTTATACCTGTACGAACGTGGATGGGAAGTTAAAACAGATTGGCAGTCTGATTATTTCACGCTTGGCAAACACTTAGATATAGTTCACGGTGTTTACACATCTATTCATGCGGCAAAAGCGCACTTAGATAAAACGCAACACTCAGTTATGTTTGGCCATACACACCGGGTTCAATGTTATCACTCAGGTAATAGGGCCGCGTTTAACATTGGTGGGTTATATGATATCAAATCAAAAGGTTTTAGCTATATGCCGCGATTTCAGCGCCAATTGTGGGCTAATGGTTTCGCCATCGTCAATATAAATGACAATGGCGATTTTTATGTAGAACAGGTTAACGTTTGGGCAGATAAGTTCTTAGCTAACGGTAAGATGTATTAACCATATCGTTGACTTCAACGAGGTGGTATTATAAGTTGGGGTGTGGTGAAAATGATGTTTCTAAATGCTCGCTGTGTCTTATTGATAGAATCGGTTTGAACGACATCAGCCCCAATTTAACGTTCACGGAAAATGAACATTACTATTTTGTGAACATAGCTGTATAAATGGTTATGTTACTTTAAGGCCGCAAACTAAAATAAGAATATTCTTATGTTACTTTAAGCCGTTAAACTAAAATAGCACATCTTTGACGTCAACGAGGTGGTCTAACTTGAAATCACAAATTGTGACCTCGTATAAACATAGTAGTATAAGGATGGCCGCCGCCTGTAAACATTATACCTTTATAAGGCCAATTGAAATGATTGGTAATATGCAGCTGCCAATGCTCCCACGGCGTTTTATACTTAGGTTCTTTAAAGTCAAGCCAAAAATATGCCTTATGCGTTTTAAGTTCGTTATTTAATAATGAAACCCAAGAATAATAACGCGATTCAGATTGTAATACAGAATAATGCCGCGATGGTTGCCAGAATTTAAAGCGCTTATATTTTCTGTAAAACTTACGGGTTAACGGAAAACATTTAAACGAATCATTTAGGATTAAACCAAGTTCAATATTATCACTATGACCGCTTAATATTAGTTCGCGTATCCATTTAGATTCCGTTTGCATATTTATTTCTTATTTTTTTATACGCTTGTTTTTCTATTTGCCTGACACGTTCACGGCAAACTTTTAGTTTTTCAGCTACTTGGCTTAAATCTTGCGGGAAGTTATCAAAGTATCTATACCTTAAAACTTCTAATTCACGGCCTGTTAAACATTCGGTAACTTCGTTGTAAAGTTCTTTTAGTTCTAACTGTAAAACGTGTTTATCTGTTTGATCATCTGATGCAACTTGATAAATAATATCGCCATCAAAATTAGTATCGTCTAAGCTGACAAAACCTGTAATACTTTGCGCTGATTTGATAATATTTTCAGGTATGTTTAATTTTTCAGATAATAGGTAGCTATCTGTTTCTTCATACTTACCGATTTGGTATTTAACCTGTGATATTCGATGCGGCAGCCTTACGCAGTTTTTCTTAGTATCAATGAAGTCTTTGATGTAGCGCTGAATCTGAAATAATGCGTAACTAATAAATTTATTTTCAAACGCCGGGTTAAATGTATCGGCCGCTTTGATTAGGCCGAACATAGCTTCACTAATTAGGTCCATTATATCTACCTGTGCAGTATCGTAACGAAACGCAACTGATGCGGCAAATAACATATTGTGATTTATTAGCTGGTCACGTGTTGCTGTTCGTTCCTGTTCGAATGTTAGCGGCTTATACTTTTGCGCTTCGGTTAAGAACTGCTGTAGTATACCTTTTTTGTTTCGGTGGTTATTGCCTTTGATATCTATATGCTTAATCATAAGTGTAAAATTGATAAAAGTTTAAAACTTGTTGTGATGTACGGCGGCAGATAAACGCGTCTTTGTGTGCGCGTTTCCAAGTGGTTAGCATTATTTCAGCTTCTTCAAGTGTATTATAAACAAACATAATCCTGTATAAGCTATCTGTTTGTTCTACTTGCGCTTGTTCAAGTGTACACATCGCTAAATGTTCAGCGCGTATAAATTCAGGGTGTCGTGTGCTAAGTATCTGAATGCAGTACATAGTATCTGTTTGCGCGTATGCTGCGGCGCTAAATAGTAAAATAAAAAGTAGTGTTTTCATGTTGTGAAGTTTTTAAAAATTAAAAAATTCGGTTTTGTAGGTTGACCGAAAACCTTTTATAAGGTTAATCTAAAATTTGATAATTATTGCTATAATGTGGGTTTAAAAAGTTTTCATAAGAAAGACACATTTCAGATTTAGTGTTATATTTTAAAAAAGCATATTCCGAATAACCTTTAATGCATTTGGATGTAATTTCAGTTACTATCATAACTTGTTTGCCACCTTGAATTCTTGAACCGATTTGGATTTTTGCTGCTAATTTGATTGCTTCTAAAGTTGTCATAATCTTAATTTTTTGAAGTTTAAATAATTCCGTTCCCTTATTTGTTGATACAAAATTACACCTAATTTTTAGAACTGCAAATAATTTTATAAAAATTTTATAAAATATTTTATCTTTTTTTGCCCTAACTTTACAACCAAATTAAATACACATGATTTTTAGAAAACGAAACAGGGCTGAACAAAACGAAAGTAATTACCAGAAGTGGCTTAAAACCTACATTCCCGAAACTACAAAGCAGCGCATAGAATTGACAAGAGTATTTACTGACCGCGCTGGTAATAACTTTTACATTTTAAAAAATCCTGCAAACCTAACGCGTGAACGTGCGCAAAGGATTGAAGAAGCTATGACCGCTATTGATTTTGGTATTCACAAAACAGAAGTAGTTGAAAAGCTAAACGGCATTTTAGAAACGGTTGAAGAAATGCCATGGCAAAACATGACACGCGATAAGCTAAAAGAATTTCATACTAAGTCTAAGGACCAACTAAACGACATTCTATACAGGCTTAAAAGCGTTAAGTTAGATGATCTATTATTAGAAGCTGGTTTGTATTTTTTTTATATTGATGGCGAAAACCCCTATATTATAAATTCAGAAACACAGCAGCGCAAAATGGAAGCGATTAAAAAAGACGATGAATTGCGCGCTTTTTTTTTGAACAGTATAGAACAAATATTGAAAGGTTCGAGCGCTTTAAAAAATTAAACTTTCCACGGCTAAACAAAATTGAACCGAACGCAAAACCAAAAAAGAAACCTGCAACATTTCAACATGCACTACAAAAACTTAAAGAACAAAACCGCGAAAACGATTACATTATAACAAAGGGCGACCCGGTGCAAATGGCAAATGTAAGGTTTTGGGTTATACGTGATTATTACGCGGCATTAGAACAGATATTAAAAGACAATGATAGGGCCGAACAGGCTAATAAAAAAATAAATAAAAAGTAATGGCAGAAATTAAAGACGTTTATAGTTTAGAATTTAACGGTTCGCAGTTTCAGACTGAAATAAATTCAGCTATTCAAAGCATTGAAGAACTAAATAACGCAATGGCCGAAGGTGCTGATGTTGCTGATGAATTAGAATCTGCACAGGCTAATTTAGTTGGCGTTTTAAATACTGAGGCTAAAGGCGTTGAACAGCTAAATCAGAAACGAGATACTTTAGTTAAAACACAAAAGCAAGTTAATGCTGAATCTAAAGCTGGTGTAGCTGTTGGCAAACAATTAGATGCAACAAATAAACAGATAGCAGTTAGCACAGGGCAGGCGGCAACACAGCAGAAAAGTTTTGCAGGTTCGTTACTTCAAGGTGCGCGTAATATAAATGGTTTGCGTCGCGCTGGTATGATGTTGGGTAATGTATTTAGAATGTTAGGCGGTTTAAATCCGTTTGGTTTATTGCTTACTGTATTGCCTACTGTAATAGATTATATTTTTGGTGCAACAAAAGCACAAACTGCATTTAACGAAGCATCTAAATCAGCTGTTGAGTCTTATGCTAAAGAAAAAGTAGCATTAGATGATTTATTTACATCACTAAATGATGCTAATGTTAAAGGTAGTGAACGTAGCGCAATTATTAATCAAATAAATGAGCAATACGGCGATTATTTACCTAACTTATTAACTGAAGCATCAACAGCTGAAGAAATTGCAGCGGCATATGATTTAGTTAATAACGCATTGATAAGAAAAGCTGTAACCCAAGCTAAAACGAATGCATTAGAAGCGGCTACAGGTAAATTATTACAAGATAGAATTGCAGCTTTAGCAAGACAAAAAAAGGCACAAGAAGATTTAGATGCTTCAGGAGTTGGTATACTTAGTAGAGATAAAGATGGTGAATTAGTATTTTCAACACCAACTTCAGATGACCAAGTACGCGCAATAAATAATTTTAAAGCAGCAAAAAAGAATTTACAAAATATAGATAAAGAATTTAAAGAAGAAGTTAAAAAAATAAATGAATCGGCAAAAGACCTTGAAATATCATTAGGTTTAACTGAAGTAACGCCAAGACCACCAAGACCACCAAGACCGCAAAAACCATTAACAGAAATTAACGCTAAAACTAAAAAAGAACTTGAGGATTTAAATAAAAGGTTTTTAAGAGAAGAACTTGAACAAAAAGAAGAGCAAAGGCAACAATATTTAATTGAAGAAAAAGTATTTTTAGATGACCTAAATAAAGAATACGAAGCATTTTTAGAAGAAAAAAGATTAGCTGATGAAAAAGCATTAGAAGAACGTAGGGCAGCCGAAGAAAAATATTTAAATGAAATTAGCTTAGAACGTTTTCAAAAAGAAATTGAAGATCTTGAAACAAATTTACAAGCTGGTTTAAAATATAGGGAAGATAATAGAAATACACAATTAGCGCAAGATTTGTTATTTTTAGAAAAACAGCGTAATCAAGAATTAGCAGCTGCAACAGGTAACGCTGAACTGCAAGCTAAAATAGATGAAAGCTATAATAAGAAAAGAAAAGATATTGAAAGCAAAGCTAATATTGATATTCTAAATTTGCGTATTGAATTTTTAGAAAAGATAAAAGAAGCATCTAAAGATTTTATTGACCCGGGTACACTCGCATCATTGAATAAACAAATAGCTGATTTAAAATTACAATTAGAAGAAGCTGGTAAAAGCATTGGCGATGGCCTTGAACCGCCTGACCCTAAAAAACTTATTGAACAAATAGGTCAAGTAATTACAGGCATTTCCGATTCTGTTTTTTCAGTTCTTAACGCTCAGGTTCAAGCCTACATTTCTGGACTTGACAAAGCAATAGATAAAAGCAAATCAGCATTAGATGAGATCCGTTCTAATAGTGAAGATTTTAACGCGCGTCAATTAGAAATTGAAAAGGAACGTTTAGAAAAGTTGGAAGCTGAACGGGCCCGCGCTGTTGAACGTGAAAAGAATTTAGCATCTGTACAGTTGGCAATAAATGCAGCGATAGCAATTTCAAAAGCGGCTGCTGAAGGTGGCGCGGCGGCACCTATTACAATAGCCTTAACACTTGCGTCACTTATTGCAGGTTTAGCACAAGCGCGTGTAGCAGCTGGTAACGCGTTTTATAAGGGTGTTGAATACTTAGAACGCGGTAATAACAAATCAGGCCGCGATACAATACCAGCAATGCTAAACGAAGGTGAACGCGTAATTACAACCGACACTAATAATAAGTATTGGGATGTACTTAGCGCCGTACACAATAACAGAATACCAGCGGATGTGCTAAATACATTTTCTAAAGCATATCAACAAGGCGGCATTAAAAACGCGCTTGGTGCATTTGGCGATAACGTTAGCCTTAGTTCTGAATTAGGTCAAAAGTCTATATTTGTCAACGTGGCCCAAACTTACGGCGGCTTAGAAAACAGATTGGAACGTATCGAAAATGTTTTAACCGAACTGCCAAAATACATGCCGCGAACAACAGTTAGCGCAAATGCTAATGGTATATTTAAAATAGTAGAACAAAGACAGGCGCGTAAAAACTTCTCGCGTAATTGGTCAAAATAACATAATTTTGTATAAACATTTAAACATTATAAAACTATGCCCCTAATTAAATGCTTACCCGGAGATAACAAATGCATTCAAAGAAACATTAGAACTTTGATAGCTGAAGGCAAACCACAAGAACAGGCGGTTGCCATCGCTTTAAACTTAGTAAAAAAATGAAATATTTAATTATAACTGTTATCGTTTTAGTTTCTGTTTTGCTTTATGTTACAATTGACAATAGCAACAAGCTACAAAAACAGATACAGAAAAACGAACAACGAACCCGTGACAGTTTGTCCCAAATATATGCTAAATTTGTGACAAAATCTGATAGCTTGCAAGCGCATATAGATACGATGCAAACTACATTAGACAAACAAATAAAACAGTTTAGATATGACCTATCCAGAATTAAGATTATTAAAGTACCGATTGTTAATTACAATTCTGTTTCTGACACTTTGCTCATTAGCCGCCTCATGTCAGATTACAAAGGTAGATAACGGTTTTTTAATTAGCCGCGACTATGCTGAATTTATTGCCGCGCGTTTTGATAGTTTGGATGCCTATAAAATTGCATACGGCGAATGCGTTAATAGATCCGTTGATTGTGATAGCATATTATATAGTGCTGAATCTGTTATTGCAGCAATGAAAGTACAGCAGCAAACACAAAGCGACATGCTAAAATTAAAAGATGAAATGATTCAAAGTTATGATCGCAGTAATATTATCTGCAATGATTACGCAAAGCAATTGAAAAAACAAACACGTCTTAAAAAAGTGTGGAAAATAACAACTTACGCGTTTATTAGTGTATCTTTGGGCGCGTTAACATATTTAATACTTAAATGAACGACTTACTAATATTTTTTGATGGCATACCGCAAGACCTTGACAATTTCAATGGTACTGAATCAGCAAGTTTTGTTTTTCGCCGCAAAGATGAAGCGGGCGATTCTGCGTTTAGTTTTGCCCCTGAATTAACTGTTGTAGGCGATACCTACGAATATGTTAGGCAGCAAATAATAAACGCGCCTAATCCAAATATTGCAGCCATTGAAGTACTGATTTATGATACATGCTGTCTAAATTCTGATGGTTCAGACCGCTTATTATTTACTGGCAAAATTGAAGGCGGTTCGGTTCGTTGGTGTACATTCCCGACATGTGAAGCACAAGTAACTGTAGTTGATAATAGTCAGGATGCGTTAGCTATTAGGTGTTTGAAAAATAATTTTCCATGGGATACTTTAAGGCCAAACACGGTAAATAACCAATTTACATTAGGCATAGATGAATTTAGATTTGCGCCTAACATGTATTATTGCAATGACCTAAAACCAAGTGCAACACAAGAAGCAATAATGATAATAGGCATTTTTATTTTTTTAGTATCAGCGCCTATTTTATTATTTCTTTCAATTGTAAATCCTAACATATTTGAAAACCTATCTAATTTTATAGTTGGTTGTGGCCGCCGACATATAGCGCCATTTTTAGATAGCCAATTTAGAAACTTATGTAAGCGCTGTGGGTTAGCTTATCAAAGTAGCTTATTTGATGTGGGCGGTTATTATCATAATACCGTTAGAATGGATATTGGTTTTGTGCCCGGTCCAAGAAACGATGGTAATAGTGATTTAAATGATAATCGTGCATATTTTGATAATAAACCTAACTTAAACGGTATTCAATTTTTAGATGAACTAAAGCAATGGAATATAGATTGGCGTGTAGTGAATGGTGTTTTACAGATTGAACGCAAAGATTATTTTGTAGGTGTTGAATGGTTTAATACTGATAACTTACAACCTAATCAACTATTATCTATTTGCTATGAATCATTAGGTGAACGCCCTGCGGCTTATGCTGAATATGAATACCCTAAAGATGGTGTTGATAATAGCGGTGATGAAGTTGCGCGCCGTTGGACCGACCGCGTTATAGATTGGAATGCAGGCAATAATCCACAGCAAGTAGGATTGTTTAGTAAAACATTTACATTTTCAGCTACACAATTTAGATTTGATGCAAATGCGCCTGATGTTAATCCAGTTGATAAATCTTTTTATGTAAGCTTTTATCCGTTTGTACAATCGCCCGAAAATGAAGTAGCAATGTTTTTAGAAAAGGGCGTGTCTGCATTTCCTAAACTTATAAATTTGCGTGAAGTTGTAAATCAAAACATAAGTGCAGGTAATTTTCAGCGTGGTTTTGGTATTCCAGACGTTGTTTTAATGCCTAATGGAAAACGCGCATATAATTATAAATGGTACGTTAAAGAATTGCCGTTTGTAGCTGGCAACGGCCAATCATACGACACCGCCTACCAGCGCCTATTTTACATTGATGACCCGCGCCTGACATCTGTAAAAACGCGCAAAGTTAATATATCAATTTCAGCTGATTGCGACCTACTTACTACTTTAGATATTGACAAATATGTTACAACTTCACAAGGGCAGGTGCAAATTACTGAAATAACCTACGATACAAATAATAATTCATTAACTATACAAGGTTTAATTTAATGGCTTATACTTTTAATAATATTCAGATTGACCATATAGATAGCAGCGGAACTGTAATTGATAACATTGCAACGTTTACGGCTGCAACTATACCGACATCGCCTATTGAAGGTTTTACAATGGGTAACAAAATCAGATTAACGCTAACAATAAACAGTACAGGTGCAAATAGTTTTTTGAATAAGTTTCTTAGGTTTAACCCTGCGCTATTTACAATTAACAATACTATAAGCGGCTTCAATTTTGGATATGAAACGCCTAACCCATTAACAGCAACCCCACAACAAGCGTTTTTAAACTTTGCCGCGCCATACTTAGATAACATTTATTGCGCAATGTCAATGAGTGCCGCACCGCACAATACAGCTACAATTGTATTTGAATTTTATATTACACAAGATGTTTTAGATTATCTACAAAACAGTTTAACGCCACAAAACACAAAACGTTTTTTAAGTTCACGCGGTCAGGGCATTGATTTGCAAAACTTATATCAATCTGTTTATAGTACATTAACTCGGTCAATTGGTATTATTGCAACTGTATTCGATTATGCTGGTTTTAGCCTTGCAGCATTTACACCAACAGGTAACAGATTTTTACGTTTGCCAATTGCCGCGCGTTGGTATAATTCAGATATCGATGGCGATACAACAGGCATGCGATATATTAAAGAACTTGAAATAACGTCAGCATCACAAGTAGCAGCGGGTTTAAATGCTTTGACCGATGTAACAGCAACAAGTGCGCAATTAAATAGTGCTGCAATAGCTAATGGCATGTTTACGGTCAATGGTAATCAGTTAGCCATAGGTGAAGACAATTCTGTAAGAATATTATTAAGGGGCGACGCGTTTATAGGTTCGGCCAATAACCCTGCAATAACAGATGTTAGAATATTACTTTTTAGAATTGATGCCGCAACAAATACGGCTGATTTTGTAACTGATTTAAATTTAGCTGATGCTTTAATTCCACAAGCAACACCGGGCAGCGGTCAACTAAACGGCGCTATTTATTCGCCATCGGATTGGTTTGAAAACGTACCAGCTGCCGATGACATAGAAGTACAATTTATCATTAACGGCACAATGCTTACTTTGAATGGTCAATATTACATAGTAGTAAATATTCACGATTCTGTTAACCCTGATGAAGTCACATCACATATATCCCCGCTTTTAACAGCTACTTACACGCCGCCTGCAATACCAACTATTACAGGTTATCTTAGCACTTACAATACAGAATATAGCGGCAACGAATTAACCATTGCACCGCACCAACGTATTAAAGCAAGATTAGAAATTGATAAAGCAAGCTATGTAACCGCGCTAAATGCTATTGGTTTAGTAGGTACTTTTGATGGTAGTGTAGCGGGCATTATTTGTAAACTTACAAACGTACCGGGTGTAGTTAATCAAGTGCAGGGCTTTATACCAGCAGCGCCGCCAATTACAACTGCTGATATGACTATTGTAACTAATGATGCAACCGATTTAGTTTTAGATTGTATTTTTAGAATAGCTGAAGAATACGCTGGTACATCAACTGAAATAACGTGGACTGTTAGTCTAAATCAGGTGACTACAATTTCAGGCATAACTCAATTAACGCAAATAGATTTTGTACAAAAATTGGATGTTGATGTTTTCGAAAATGATGCAATAACACCTAACTTATTAAGCATTAAGTTTTACGATTTAGAAGATTATATAGTAGGTATCAAAACCGAAATAATTGACATTTGCGATGCTAACCAAATAATAGCGCAAGTAGAAAAAGACCCATCCTTTTCAGGTTCTATAAATTTTATTGCTACTATTTACCCTGCAAGCGAAACAGGCGATACTAATAATAATGCCATTGAAGAAGAATCAAGCTGGGCGCCAATTGTAGTACAAATGCAACAGTTAACAAGTGCTAAACTTGCCGATGTTGATGCATCATTTGCGCCATCTAATGAAGCTATTTTTAAAATAAACGTACAGCAATTAACGCAAGGGCAGCGTTATTGGGTAACAGGTATTGCATATCAGCAGGTGCCAGATTATTGCCCTATTGGCTTAGTTGCGCTTACAAGTACATCTACTTATAGAACTGTTGGCGTATTACCTTTGTGGACAATTACAGGTGATCCAACCGCGGTTATAGCTGAAATATTAGCACATCCCGATTATGTAGGTGGTATAAATATAGTTCAAAATAACTTTGTTGATAATGCTAACAGCCCCATTGGCGTTTTAAGTTACGCGGGCAATATTGTAACAGCAATAAAGATTAGCGATACAATTCCAATAGCTTATTATAGGTTTATTGTTGATGCTGACTTCGACCCGGGCACAGGGCCACACACAATAAGACACGAAATTTTAATATCAGTTCCAATACCTGCGCCAAGTTTAATACCTATTGTAACTTTTGACAATAACTATAAATGTAGCGATTTAGGATAAAATTTTTTAATTTAATTTTTATTTGTATCTTTGCGAATATATGTTAGTAAATTATTCTGTTTCATATACGCCCGAAATTAGTAGGACATATTCATTTAAGCAGCCCGTACCGATTCGGTATGCCTGCCCTGTTTTGCCGCCTAATTTTATGCAAAACGAAACTGATGCATGGAACTGTAATTTATGCGGTTCTGATTTGCCGTTTTATATTCCGTATGTTGAAGGCGATATTATACCATTTCAAACACAGGTAACTGATAATTACAATCAGCCTAACAGCGTTTTAGTAGCAGGCTTTCAAACAAGTACAAGTACATCGCATTATGTTGTAGTTAGCTTATATGATTGTTGCGGTAACTTAGTATCAGAATTTATTGATGATTTTTCAGATAGTTACCACGTAGGACAAAGCCTTTCAACGGGTAGCATTCAAACGTGGTTTGTTAATACAGGTTTGTTCCCAGCTGATTTGGATTGCTTTAGATTGTACATTGATTATTACAAAATAAATCAGATAACTTTAGAACCTGAAATAGATAAAAGGTTATTTACAGAATACTATAAAAAAGTCGAAGGCTGTGGTAACTTAAACGACACTTCACTAATTTATAGTACTTATGCAAATTATGATTGTAACGGTAATTTTTACGGAACTTTGACTAACTATTTAGGTTCTAACAATACGCCGTTTTACAATTCGCTTCGTATCTTTGGAACTGTTGAGTTCTTTGGCGATACTGAAGCGATAACAGAAAATGACAGAAATGTAGTTATTAGTAAAGATATAACAGAAAATTACGGCATTATTTCGGGCGCTGTGCCACCGTTTTACATTAAGTTACTACAACAAGCTGTGAGAGGCAATTACGTAACTGTTGATGGTGTGCAGTATCAAAACTTTAGATATGATTCTAAACCTGAAGATAACCGTATGTTTTTGTTAGATTTGTCATTTGACAAAAAATGTCGATTAGATAACAAACAATGTAGATGAGGTCGTAATTCATTTACAAATATTTAAAAACAAAAAATATGAATATTTCTTTTATAAATGGGTTTTTGGGCGCGTTCGGTGTTTGCCCGCCTTGCATAGATGAGGATAATGCCCCTAACTACCTTTGCGACCCTTGCGATTCAACTGTATACAGCGGTGGTATTGCTGGTTGGTTTGCAAAAAAATGTAATTACGAATTTGCCGATATTACAGATTCTACTGAATGGGAAACTGCAATAGCTGATAAAAACGTTTTTGGCCGCGTAAACGGTTCACGTATTAGCGGTGGTTTGCCTGCACCTGAATTTACTACTAAGAAACGCGGTAGCTGCGGACAGGAGGAGGTAGTAAAACAGTCGCGTGTTGTATCACTAACTGATGCAGAAAATGACCTTACATTTACGATTGATGCGCTTTACAATTTCCTTTCAAATCCTGCTAAAGCTGCTGGTTATGAATTTGGTTTTGTAACTTGCGATGGTAGATTTTTAGGTTGGTATTCAAATGTAACTGTTAGACCGTTTTATCAGATTGCAGAAACTGATGAAGATGATGCTTACTGGACCGTTGAATTTAGATACAATGAACAATTAGGTACATTTAGCCAATTATCTTTGGACTTCTTGCTAACATTGCCTTATAACGTTTGTTGGGTTACTTCAATTGTTGTAACTGGCACAGGCAACGTAACAACTGTTGGCGATGGTCTTACATTGCAAATGCTTGCTGCTATTCTGCCATTAAACGCTACTGATGCTACTGTTACATGGTCGGTTGTTAACGGTACAGGTACTGCAACTATTAGCAGTGGTGGTTTGCTTACTGCTACTGCACCGGGTTTAGTTACTGTTATCGCAACAGCTAATGATGCTTCGGGCGTAACTGGTTCACTTGTAATTACAATTACACCATAGTATTTATAAGGGCGGTTATATAATGTAACCGCCCTATTTAAAATCAAATAGAATGAACATAGAACAGTTTTACGAATTTTTAAATACTGTAAATGCTACAATACTAAACCCGCCTGTACACCCATTCAAAGCGGATTGGAAGCGTATTTATGAAAGCATTAAGCCTCACTTCTACGGTGAAGTGCCGCCCGCGTTAGATAAAGCATTTCCAAATGAAGATGAACAGATATTAAACTATCGTAAAAATACATATCAGCCTAAAACAGAATCGCCATTGGTTAAGGCAATAACCGAACTGCATAGGCTGTTAAGTTCAGCTAAGCATTCTGTTAGGTTTGAAAATATGGACATGCAGCAATTCGCAGAAAATGAAAAATTTGGCGAAAATACTTTGCAGTCTTTTGTATTTTCTGTTTTTATTCCCAATCGCGTACTTGACCCTAACGCCGTTTTACTTATCGAACCTAAAGGCGAAGGTATTGAAACCGATAACGTGCGCGTTAATGTAGATATGAAAGTAATACAGTCTGATAGGATTGTTTTTAATGACCCTGAATACAGACTTCTAATATATAAAGGCATATCAAAAAATAAATATGCTACCTTAGGTATTGAAAACCCGCTATACTATCACATTGTTACCGATATGTTTTACGCACAGGCCCGCGCGTATGGTGATAAAACAATGTTTGAGGTTATCTATGAACATAACAGCGGTATTATGCCGTGGGTTACGCTTGGCGGTCGAGTTGTACCTAAATATGATACTTATGGCAATACGTTTAAAATTTATAAGTCTGATTTTAGCCCTGCAATACCGTATCTTAACGATGCTGCTATTTTTGACAATCAGCATAAATCGGTTATGCTTGCGACATGCTTCCCTATTAAATTTGTTGAAGGGGTTGATTGTAACAGCTGTAATGGTGTGGGCCGCGTACCTGATCCAAATAATTACGATAATAGCATAACTTGTAAAACATGTAGCGGTCATGGTAAAACGTTAAGCATTACGCCATTGGCAGCGTATAACCTAAATCCTACTACATCTAAGTTTGGCGATAATGATAAGCAGCAAGTTGAACCTATACGTTATTATAGCCCCGATGTTTCGACTATTCAAGAAACTAACAAAGTAGCTTCTGAAGCATTAGGCAAAGCAGAACAAGTACTAAATATAAATCGCAGTTTAAAAGCTGCACAATCGGGCGTGGCTAAAGAATTAGACCGCGAACCAGAATACATAGAAGTAGGTAAAATTAGTGATGATGTTTACGCGCGTTATAAAGATGTGTTGCGTATTATTCAAGCCATTGTATTTATGGATACTGAAAGCGCGATAATGGTTAACCCGCCTATCAGTTTTGACCTTAAAACAGAAACAGAATTGATGGCAGAATTTGCACTATCACAAAAAGGTTTACCAACTGCTATACGTTATGAAAGTTATATTAGCTATGTTGATCGCCGTTATAATTCTGATGCAATAGCGCGCCAAATAGCTACCATTTGCGCAATGTATAATAGTGCCTATCTTTATACAGTTGATGAACGCGTAAATTTGTTAGCATCGGGCCAAATAACAGAAAAGGATGCAATAAGCGCGCAGTTTGTTTTTGATGCTGTTACAGAATTGTATTACGATGAAGGCTTTGATATTATGAATAATGATTACACAGCTATTAAAAATGCTATTGATGAAAAGTTAGCACCGCGTTTTGATGCTGTTGCAAGTAATGTAATACCCGAAGTTAATATGGATGAATTTAATAATGCTGAATAATGGATTTTAATAAACCCGAACGAATTAACGACAAAGCATTAGAAATTTTACAAAAGCGGTTTAATAAAGTAGAACCGAAATTTGTAAAACAAGTTGTTGATTGGATAAATAAGTTTAGAACTACATCTGGCAATTTAGTAAGGTCTAAAGAAAACATAGCGCGTTTAAGTTCGTTTAAAACTGCTGTTAATAGGTTTTTAGAAAAGGCTGGTTATAATGTAATGGTTTCGGCTTTTTTAGAAAACTTTGACGAAATTGGCGCTAATACACAACTTGCGCAACAAGAATTGAACGGCATTGATATAACAAAAAGTTTTTTAAACCCATTTAGAAGATATGCTGTTAATAATGTTATTGCTGCAATGCAGGGCCAAGGCTTAAACGTAAACCTAATAAACCCGCTTAAAAATGAATTGTTAATTGCAGTAAATCAAGGCAGCAGTTTAACAGATGTTGTTACTTCGATTGCAGGTCAATTAACAACAACTGAAGCAAGGCAAGGCGTTTTAAAAAGAATTAGTTTACAGGCATCACGTGACGCATTATTACAGTATGATGGTGTAGTAAACGAAGCGGTGCGAAAGTCTTATAAGATGGATGCTTTGCTTTACGTTGGTTCTATTGTTAAAGATAGCCGCGCACAATGTGAACGATGGGTACAAGAAGATAAAAACGGCAAATTAGGTTTGATTTTATTTGAAGATTTGCAAGATGAAATAGATTGGGCAGATAATAACGGTACTGGTATGATACCCGATACAACGCCCGAAAACTTTTGTCAAAATCGCGGCGGTTATAATTGTAGGCATATCGCTTACCCGGTACGTTCGCAAAACTATATTAAAAAATAACACATGAAAAACTTTCAAAAAATACTTAAAGACCGAGGTTATTATACAGGAACCATTGATGGCATAGTTGGGCCCTTAACACTTACAGGTGCTAAGCAATGGATTGATGCGGAAATGAATATAAGAGGATGGGTTAAGCCTGTAAATGATTTAGTTTGGATTAGAACAGACCAAACATTCGATAATAAGTTTTCAGATTATTGTATCAGATTTAATAACCGCATCGCCGACATGATTTTACCATGTAGCACAACACCCGGCGATTTTATTGTATTTAATCCTTTGACCGTTGGCGGCATTACAGGTAGCGCGGTTGCATGTGAGCAGCAAGTGATCGGCTCACATAAATTTGTTACTGCACGTGATTGGAAACACCTTTGGTTAAATGCGCCTTATTTTTTTCAAGCGGGCGCAATAGAGATTTTTCGCGATAATACACGTGACCGCAAGTTAGATAAAACAGTTAAAACTAAAGGTTGGTACGGCATCAACTTTCATCGTGGCGGCATCGGTCATGCTGTTGATAGTTGGTCAGCTGGTTGTTTAGTTGTTCCTGATGTGAGATGGTTCGAAGCTATCAAAATATTTCAGACTAATCAACTTATTAACTTTACACTAATAGAATTATAGCATGTTAGTAATAAAAGCAAAGCATAAAACAAACGGTACTGAATACCAATTTACGCCCGCGCAATGGTACGCCGAACAGCAAACAGGTAATTATAACTATCTCGGTACTATTCACGTATCAGAACCAGCGCAACCTATTCAAAGAACAGTAACCCCTAAACGCGGCTGCGGCTGCGCAAATAAACGTAGATAATATGCCAAGATTTCACAAATTTGTTATTCAGCTTGAATACAACGAAGAACCGCTAACACTTGATGAACTCCAAAAAGATTTTGATGAAGCTGTTAAAATTGAAGATTACAAAGCAGCGGCAAAAATAAAAAAACAAATAGATGAACATCTAAACACAAATAAAGAAACTGAATTTGTTCTTGAACTTGAAGACTATTGTTATATTGATCTTGATGAAGTAGCAACATTCTATAAATCAGAATGGGATGATGGCGAAAAATTTACTAAGGTTATTTTAAAAAGCGGTTTTGAATTGCCGCTAAGTATATCATTTGAAGATTTTACTAAATTTTTTTTTAACATAAACACACGTGAAAATGCTTGACAAATTTGTAGAAAAACTGGGTATTGAACCCGAACTAATTTCAAAATTAGAATCTAACGAAATTACATTAGATGAAGCCGTAACAGGTTATGTATCTAAAATTGAACGTACCGTACATGAACGTTTAGGCAAACAGATTGAAGAAGCTAAAAGCGCTGAATTATTTGGTGCTGCATACGCAAAAACAGAAAAACAGATTGCTGATGCCTTTGCTATTGACTTAAAAAAATATGAAGCAATAGACAAAAAAGATAGATTTAAAACTATTGTTTCTGATTTGAAGAATAGCCAAGTCGAAATGATTGAAAAGCTAAAGCAAGAATATACATCTGCTGATGCGCAAAAGTTGCAACAGCTAACGCAGCAGTTAGAATTAGCCAATGCAAAGCTAAATGAAAAAGAAATGCTAATGCAGCAGGCTATTAAAGAAGAACAAGGTAAATTTCAAAGCTACATCAAGAATCAACAAATAGATAAGGTCCGCGGTTCTTTAGTTGAATCTGTAAAAAATGCACGTTTAGCGCCTAAAGAAATGCGCGCCATTTTAGAAGCTGAAATTCGTGAACGCGGTTTTGATTTTGAAATTGATGGCGATTCTAACATATGGGTTAACAAAGATGGTAACCGCGTAAAACATCCATCTAAACCAACGGAAAACTTAAAGTATGAAACGCTATTTGAAATTATTGCAGCTGAATATAATTTTGAAAAACAAAGTAACGGCGGGCAAACAAAAAGTTTTGAGATTGACGAAAAAACAAAAAGCGGTATTCATCCAGCGCGATTAAAATACATGCAAGATAATGGTTTAATTTAGTTTGTAAGTTAGGTTTAAAGTTTGTCAGGGCAGTTCGAAAGGGCTGCCTTTTTAAATTAAAAAACCCCGCTGTTTTTGCGGGGTTAATTGTTTAGTATCTAAGGTTAACTTTATTTCTACTTCTATAATTATAAATTTCTTCAATTAAAGTTAAATAAGATGTTTGATTATTGCAGTCTTGTAAAGCAGTTGGTTGTATTTTTAATTTTTGCAAAAAATCACTAAAAATAAAATTAGGATTATTAAATAATGATATCATAGCATAAACATAAGACCTTCTTCTGCAATTTTTATAATATGGTTCAGTTAATAAAATTAAATCAGCTTTTTTTTCAGCTTCAAGTAAATTATGAACTTTAAATTTACCATCATAAAACAAATTTAATTTTACATCTCTTGAATTAGATAATAAACTCATACATTCATTATGACCAAAATTATATTTATTTTTAAAATCACGATATACAATATAATCTTTAAAACCTAAATTACAATAACCCTCTAAATAATCTTCAGCATTCCAATTTTTTGAATTTGCATTTAATATTTGAACTTCTCTTAAAGTATAACCTTTCATAATAATATAATTTAATGGCAATTTCAATTCTTTGATAGCTTGAAATCTATGTTGGCCATCAATTATTTCATAATTTTCATTTACAATTATAGCAGTAAATAAATAATTATCACTAATTGATTTTTTTAACCTATTTAAATGTAACATATTTTTATTTCTGTTACCATTTATAGGTTTAAATAAAAAATAATCTGTTGTTGTGTGAACTTGGATACTATCCATTGGTTCGCTTTGAAATGTATTCATAATAAATATGGGTTTAATAAGTCCGCCCAGAACTATAATTATATAATGTCACAAAATTACTAACTGTTTTTAAACTGCAAAACTTTTTATAAAAAATTTATAAAATTATTTATTTTAAAACATCTTATCTTTGCAGTAACGACCTCTCACAAAAATAGGGTGCTGCGGCACAGAAAAAAAACAGAACGCTGGCAGCGTGGAAAATGCCAAACAAAAAACAATTTTTTATATTATTAAATTACAATAAATGTCAACTATAAAACTCGCTGATGCGTGGAAAATTATAGACATATCGCTGAATAACAACAGCGGCATGCGTTCTATGCCATCTCCAAACATCGGTCTTTTGCAATTGCTTGTTAGCAGCGCAAATAAAGCCGCATCACAAGTTAAACTTGGCAACGTTCAAGCCGTTGAGCAAGGTAACGGTAAAGTGTACAAAGTTGCACGCCGTTTTTTCCCACGTCTTTCTGAATCTAACGCTACTTCACTTGAATATTGCCCAACTGATGGCGATGTAGTTAAGCCGCTTTATGATGAAGTAGAAATTACTAACAAAACAGTTTCTCAGAAAATTAAAATTGACGATGAGTTAATTCGTTGTATCAAAGAAAGCCGCGCGGATTATCAAAACAGCTATGTTAATGAAGTTCTTAGAAACCACATTAACAAATTAGGTAAAGAAGTTGCAACGGTTGTAGCTAACGGTGGTTTTGTTGGTTCATTCGTTAAGTGCGATTGTGCTGATCCTGCTGTTACTTCTAAGTCTTTGCCTTTGTTCCTTTCAAGTGGTTTGGGTATCAATCCTGTTGGTGAATCTATCTTAGATAGCGACCGCAAACAAGCTGAAATTGAACAGCAATTGATTCTTATCGGTGGTACTTTGCTTGACCAATACCGCAAAGCGCGTGTTATTGCATCTGGTAACGATAATGGTTTTGATGCTTCACTACTTGACATCACACGTTCTATCTACTACGATACTAACCTACCTGCTGCATTAGGTAACACAAGCGACATTATCGCAATGGCACCGGGTGCGCTTCAACTTGTAACTTACGCAAAGAACAAAGGTCAGTTTACTTATGACTTTGAAGATCAAATGAGAACTACTGTGGTAGATCCGTGGTTAGGCATCGAACATGACGTTGTTATGTCTTACGTTAAATGTAATGACGAAATTGAACTATACATTCAATTCGCTACTAACTGGGCGGTAGTTGGTATGCCTAAATGCTGGGCAGTTAACGACTGTTTATTTGATGGTGTACTTGATGTATTTAAATATCAAGTTGTTTGCGCTGATACAGGATATTGCGACATTGAACCAGCTTGCGGTTTTGTTGCTGCACCAAATGCTACTGATGCAACGTTCTGCGAATCTGCTGATGCTTGCGATGTAGCATGTAATGCTGTGTTCTATTCTAAATCTGTAACAGGTGAATTGTTTGAAGGTATTGAAGTTGATGTAACTGATGCTGTTGCAATTCAAATTAACGGTTTGCCATTTAGCGTAGGCGGTTCTTTTGATACAGGTACTTCGGGTGGTGCTAATGGTTTTGTTGCCGCTGCTCAAGCTGCACTTGCAAGTGTTGGTTCTATCTTTACCGTTGCAGGCGGTTGGGATGGCACAGGCTTAACAATCTTTGTTTTCGGTAACAGCACCGTTACTTCGGTTGTAATTGTTTCTGCTACAGGTTCAGATGTTGCGCTTACAGTAAGCACTGAAACACTTTACAATGTTTACAGCGCTTCAACACCTTCAACAGGTGCAACGCTTACTAACCTTGATTGGGTTTTAGATTCAAATTCATTTGATGGTGCGCCTACTGCACAAATTTTAGGCGAAACCAATGTATTTGGAACTTATAGCAATTTCTACACTACAAGTACTAATACAGGTGCTGCACAGCTTATCATTACTGATAGCGTTGATTGCAACGATACTTTTAACGGTACAATTTAGTTTTAATGATTCAAGGGCGGGAAACCGCCCTTTTTTAAAAATAAAAACACATGGTTAACTATTCAAAAAAAATAGCACAAGCATTAACAATAATTCGAAAATATTACGGCGCTATAAATGTACAGCGTACCGATAATGAAGATGTTGTTTACTTATTCGACTACACAACACAAAAGAAAACAATAGGCAGCGAAAAGATTAACAAGGCTGTTGAAAAGGCCGTAAAGCAAAATGATTTTCCAAAGGATATTTATTATTCAGAGGGCTTATTATCTATAATTAAAATAGAAGAAAATGTACAACAACCCGAAACCATCGAAACCGAAACCGTTGAAGCCGTTGAAGCCGAAGAAATAACCGAAACTGAACAGCCAAAAAAACGCGGTCGCAAAAAACAAATAGATGCTGAATCTTAATACACCTAATTGCTTAGATAATTATATCATATCACTTAACGGCTGTTATCCTGTAGGTACAGTTCCGACAAGCGGTTATTATTTAGAAAATCTTGAAGGGTTAACTATAAATAATGTCGCAGCGGTTAGTAGTGAAGCATTGGTTTCAGCTACGGCAACGGTTCGCGAAAAGATGTATTTTGCTGCTGATATAGTTGAAAAGCGCTTAAAGGCCGTTTTAAATGCGCGTGGTATAAAGCTAAACAGCATTGGCAGTTTATATTCTGTTTGTCAAGTTTCAAATTCTATTGATATGCCCGTTGTTGCTAACCGCGGCATCAAAGTATCTAAAAAATGGATTAGTAGCCCACAAAGCCGTATTTATGTAGATTCGGTACGTTTTAAAAGTACGGTTAATGCAAGTTCAACAATTTATGTAACTGATTATGCAGGCAATATATTATTTAGTCAGGCTGTTACTGTTTTTGCAGATACGGAAATGCACATATTTGTTAAAAAGTTTTTTAATGAAGATGTAATTTTAATAACGATAGACACTACAAATGTAGCGCCTTATCTGTACACTTGCAATGCTGCATCTAATTGTAAGCCTTGCGGCGATATAGTGCTAAATGTTGAAGGTTGGAACGGTGTTAGCGCTTCGCCTTCGGGTTATTTAGGCGCGTGTGTACGTGTTGATTGTGTTGATACTGATATTATCTGTCAGTTTTTAGACCGATTAGGTATGACAATTCTGTATCAAACAGGTGTGCAAATTTTAAAAGAATGGGTATCGCCTAACAACCGTTTGAACCTAATCAAAACACACGGTAACGAATGGGCAAATGTTAAAATAGGTGAGTGGGAAAATGCCAGCATTGAAGCTTTAGATAATGAAATTGATAATATTATTCAGCTGTTAGAAACTGATCGCTTTTGTTATAGATGTGAACCACGTTTAAGAATGTACCCAATGTTCCCCGGCTAATGAATATATCTGAACGCTTAGAAATACTTGCACAGGTTGTAAATGACGATAATACAGCGCGTAGAATATCACAGGCTGCCGCTATTCAAGTCATTGCAGAATATAAGCAAAGGATATTTTTTTTAGGCTTAGATACATCAGGCGGTTCAATAGGGCAATATTCAGTAAATCCGTTTTATATAAATCCGTTAAGCCTTACAACTGTTTCAGCGGGCGGCATAAAACCACAAGGTAAAAACGGTCAAAGTGTTTTTAAAAATGGCAATCCGCATAAAACAAAGTATTTAACACAAGGTTATAAAGAACTAAGAGATTTAACAGGCCGCCAATCAAATACAGTTGATTTAAATTTCAGCGGTTCATTATTTCAAAGCATTAAAGTAACTGAAAGCGGTAGTGTTAGCGCCATAACTTATACAAATGATGAAATGGCAAATATAATGGTTTTTAATGAAGATAGGTTTGCAAAAGATATTTCAACCGTATCAAATGAAGAACGCGAAATGGGCGAAATAGCCGCGCGAAACGAACTATTAGCAATTTTAGAAGAAATCGATTTACTATAATGTACGTAACACAAAACATAATAACCGAACTAATTAAGCAGATTGATACTGCAATGGCAGCCGTAAATGTAAACGTTAACGGTAATGGCATAGCTGTAAAAGATACTGCTGGGCAGGTTGTTAGTTTAAATGTTACGCAAAACGGAACACGTAATTATGTTGGCATCACAGACACCTCGGGAGCGGGCTATTATATCCGTACTAATGGTATTGTTTCAGAAACAAGAAAAGCCGCGAATACTAAGCGCGGAAGTTGTGGTATCGAATTGGATGTGCGTGTTCCATTTAAATTAGTTTTTTGGAACTTATGCGCTGATCCGCGTATGTTATTAGATTCGGTTAAGTTTGCGCTGTATGGTGCGAATTTTAAAGGCGTGCAATGGCAATACGCAATAGTTAACCCGCGTTTGTTTCCTGTATCAAATGAAATATTGCCGTGGGTAGTTTACGCTGCTGAAACAGGCAAAGATGCAAAGACATTGCAAAGTTTAATGCAAATAGTAAGTATTGATTTTGAATTACGTTATGATTTTAGTCTTACAGAAAAATGTAAGCCGTTTGCGATATGTTAAGAATCACTATGCCGCCAAATTTCGCTACCTTGGGGCAATTAGTAGGGGGTTTTAATCAATACCCCCTTTTTTAGAAAATATTTAATTTTATATATATGGCTTGTTGTAATTGTTGTGAAAATACGTTAAATTTGGGCTGTCTTAACAGTTGTGATGCTGTATTTAATACGGGTATTGTTGTTGATGCGCTAAATGAAGGCGTTTGGGTTTTGCAGCTTAGTTTTGGTAGTATTTCTATTTATTACAGCATTGATGTTTTAGATGGTGAAACAGTTATTTTTACAATGACAAACCTAAACGAAAATTACACATATACTGGCCAGATAATTGACCCTAACGGTGAAGTAGTTAAAATTGAAGTTGATGGCATCGAATACGATTGCATTGAATTTAGTACTAAAGTAGGATTATATAATAATCAAATAAACTTATAAAAAATGATAGACATAGTAAAACTCGCTAACGGTAATGTCGCTTTGTATGATACAACAAGCGGTGATTTTTTAAGCAGTTTAAGTCCTGATATTGTAGAAATACAATGCAATATTAACGGAACTGTTAAAGTTATTCAAGATAACGGTAATGTTGAATACTTTGACCCTGCAAACATTTCTAATACACAGGTTTTGCCAGCTGCCGCAATTGCGTTTTCAGGTAATTGCGCTGACCTTGCTTTACTACTAAGTACAGATTTTTTTTTTGTAGTTAGTGGTGGCGGTGTTAGTGATTTAGCTACGGTTTTAGCAGCGGGTAATAGTGCAGGTGCGAACGATATTGACATGAACAATAACGATTTGTTAAATGTCGGTTTGATAAATGGTGTTGCTTTTCCTCAAACGCTACCTATCGAAATACAGTTAGCTGCATCTGATGAAACAACAGCACTAACTGCGGGCACTAATAAAGTTACATTTAGGCTGCCAGTTGCATTTACGCTTACGGCTGTTCGTGCTTCATTAACAACGGCACAAGCAAGCGGTTCTATATTCACCGTTGACATAAATCAAAGCGGTTCATCTGTTTTAGGTACAAAGCTAACTATTGATAATACAGAAAAAACATCTGTTACGGCTGCAACTCCTGCAACGATTACAACAAGCGCGCTAACTGACGATGCCGAAATTACAATTGATATTGATCAGGTCGGTAACGGAACGGCAACAGGTTTAAAAATTACTCTAATCGGAACAAGATGATAATAAATCCTTACGTTTTTGGTGCTGCTTTTGACTCTGATGCGCAAGCGTTTATTACGGCAGCAGGCTTGACAAATCCAACGCAACAAAGTGCGATAAATACACTTGTAGTTAGTCTTAAAGGCTACGGTATTTGGACAAAGATGAAAGCTATTTATCCGTTTGTCGGTGGTACTGCAAGCACTCACAAATGGAATTTGAAAAATCCGTTAGACACAAATGCAGCGTTTAGGCTTGTGTTTAATGGTGGTTGGACTCATAGTTCTAATGGTGCGCTTCCAAATGGTACTAATGGATATGCAAATACTTTTTTAAGCCCTTCTACGTCTTTAACAAATAATAATACTCATATGAGTTATTATAGTAGAACTAATACACAAGGTGCTAATAAGGGTTTGATAGGCGCATCGGTTGGTGGTTCTTTTATACCTTTGTATACAATTTACGGACGGTCTGGCAGTAATGTTTTTTTTATGGATTCTTATAATTATAATACAAATAGAAATCAAGGAGCAGAAACAACAGGTCAATCGTTTTTATTAAGTACAAGGATTTCAAGTTCATCATTTAAATCTTTTAGAAATAATTCATTAGTAACTACAGGTGTAAATGCAAATATAGACAATATAACAGGTATAAACTTCCCTATTTCGATAGGTGGTTTAAATTTAGGTGGTAGCGTAAGTCAGTTTAGTGATTTTCAATGCGCATTTGCATCTATCGGTGACGGCTTAACTGATACAGACGCTGCTAATTTTTACACAGCCGTGCAGGCATTTCAAACAACTTTAGGTAGACAAGTATGATACAAGTAGGACTTTTAACAGAATCGCAAAAAAATGAGATTGTCGGTCAGCTTTACGACGAAGACAGCTATTTTAACCCAATTCAAGATGCAAATGACAATTGGATAATTTCAATTGAAGAAATAGACCAATGTGTTAATCCTGAATTTCAATGGGTAAAAACACTACCTTTGATAGACTATAAACCTAAACCCGAACCACCATTCCCACCTTTATAATGCTATCCCTTATAACACTATCAATATTTGCAGCCTTTGCAATTAAGTTTTTGCATTATTGCATTGGATCACCTATTCAGGGCGAATATTATTCTGGGCGTATATTTTCCGCTTACGGCAAGTTTATTTCTAAACTGTACTTAGACTTCGAAGCAAAAGAAAAAAACCGCGTATGGGCAAAATATAACGCGTGGAAGCAAAAACGCGATAAGGAACTAAACGAAGAACTGCAAAACAAAACAGCTAATGAAGCTGATACTATTTATAAAGAATATTTGCAGCAAGTTCAAGACATTTATAATGATGTAGAAAACAATATGAAAAATAACCCTTGGTCTATGCTTGGCGCTTGCCCTATCTGTTTTGGTACATGGGTTTCATTATTTACATTTACATTCTTTGTTATATTTGTTCCCCTTCCGTGGTGGTATATCTTCATAGGTACGCCTACCGCGGTTATTGTTTCACGTTATATTAAAATTTACTGATGGATTCCCTGACTATTACCGCCGATTCTTTACGTATTGCAGCTGATTCGCTTAACTATTTTATGAAAGTTTTGCCCGAAATTAAACAGCAACTTTTTATTTTAAAGCCGCTTATTATTTGCCTCAGTTTTTTACTATTAGTTGATTTTTTAACAGGCGTTCGTAAAGCTAAAGCATTAAAAGAAAAAATACAGTCGCGCGGTTTTAGACGGACAATAAACAAAATGAATGATTATTGCTTAGCGATAATTTCAAGTCAGGTTTTCACGTGGATGTTAGATTTGGATTTTACACTTAGTTATTACGTGGCTTTGTTTGTTTGTGGCATTGAACTAAAATCAATATTTGAAAACGTTAGTCAAACAACAGGTGTAGATATAATTGGTTATTTTAAAGGTTTTATTCCAAATCCTAAAAATATATTAAAAAAGCCCGGTAAAGATACCGAGCCTAAATAATGTTTGCTCTTTTGCTGTTTTCATGTGTGGCCGCTGTCTTTTTTAGGCAGCGGTTTTTCTGTTTGTGCTAACTTAAAAAAGTTTCTAAGCCATAATTCATTAACTATTATGTAACCAGTATCATTGTAAAACTTTTTGTTTTCGCCCGCTTCAAATAATTGCCGTTCGAATGTTTCTTCAAATGTCGGTAAATTTTTCATTTTAGAATGCTTAATATTTTATGTGTGTCATATTGAATAATTGCCGCCACTTGAATTATTTTGTTCTGTTTAAAGTATTCATCCGCGTCATATTCTTTGCCGTCTATATTGACAGTATTACGGTCATATAAAGCAAATTCACAATGCAAATTATATCGGCTTGACATAATTGATTTAAACAAAAATAAAGGTATGTAATTTTCTGATTTAGGCAGCTGCTTAAGTAAGTCAAAGTTTATACATTTAGTGTGATTAGCGTAAACAATCCAAACTGAATACTCCGCTGGTATCATTCGCTGAATATCGCACATTGCATAACCTACTTCGCGTTCAGGAAACTTACTGACATCAATATTAAATAGCTTATTGACTGATTCAACTACGCAATTCATCCTGTGACCTATTAAAAGCTACATAAGTTAATTTTTTGCACTCATCTAAATACCATTCAATCTGCGATTCAGGCAAAGTTATTGCCATAGCTATCAACTCAGCAACGGCGCCAACATTTTCATAAGAAGTTGTATTTAGCAATTCTCGTTCTTCAGGATTTGCAGCCTTTTCAAATGTATTTACAAATAGATTTATAGATGTGTGCAAATCCATAAAACGTTTTTTCATTTCAAATTTTAGTTTTTTAGGTTCAAACTGTGCAATGGCATATTTTGCCGTGCTTAGTGCGCCTAATAGCAGCCAAATGTTTTGTGTTAATTCGTTTACTTTTTGCTCACCAATCTTATCAATTAGTGCCGCTTTTTTTTCGTCATTCGTCATGTCCTTTCAGTTTATTTTGAAGTTCATCAATTTTGTGTGTAAAAATGTCAATTCTTAATTCTAATTCGTCATCGTAAGGTTCTTCATTTTGAATCCACAACAAAGCATCTAAATAGCCTTTTTTGTATTCAAGTATCTTTTTTAATCTTAGCTGTTCTGTACGTGTCATAGTTTTTTAATATGATTTACCATGTTTGTAAGGCCTTGAAGCATTATATTGTAATTTTGATTTGATGTGAAAATCTAAATCAATATTAAACTTATGGCTAAAATCCAATAGTCTTATTATTGCATCAGATATTTCATCCTGTACCGTGTCTTTGATATTTTCTTTAAAACGTTCGGGCGTGCTGATATTTTTGTATTGCAAAATATCTGTTTCGGTTGCCCACTTATTAGCGCGGTCCGCTTCAATCGCTTCGGCTAATTCGCAAACAGTAAGCATAACTACTTCGGTTAATTTGCGTTCATCTTCCCAAAATCCGCGCGCGGCGTTACCTTCATGTATTTCTTTTGCTAATTCGTTAAACATGTTATATAAATTTTACTAATTCATCAATTTTAGGAACTCTAATATATTTTTTCTTTTCAATGCTATTCATAATTCGAACCCGCGATATGCCAAAATATAAACATGCTGCATCTACCGACATAAAGTTAATAATTGTATCATTTGTTAGCATAGCTTTTACATGCCTGTTTTGTTTTGGTATTTTGCCTAACTGTTCTTTTGCTGCATTTCTATTCTGAATGTATTTATAAACTGATTCTGCAGTTACTAAGCATTCTGTTTTTATATTGCCTAAAGAAACAAAATCTTCAAAATGCTTTACAAATATTTCATCGGGTTTTGCTTCGGTTAAATATCCAAAATTTATTAGCTGTCTTATTCTGGTAGCAGCATAGTTAGGATTTTTAGCGCCGTTAGGTTTTATTAGCTGCATCGCTTGCTCAAACGTTAAATACATATCTTATTTTTAAAAAAAAACCGCCTGAACTTCAAAACAGGCGGCCCAAACTAAAGACCAATGAGTACAACAAAGAAAAAATAAGAT